GGCTGAAACTACATTACCACCGGACTTAGCTTCGCCGTCATCGTCGGTGCTTTCGCCCTCAAGGTCTGATATCTCACAGCAACTCTCTCTTACTCTTTCGATCACTATTCGTGCCACTGTGGCACCGTTTTATATTACCGCACTCACACTTTTATCTATTCACCAGTGCACTCACACTTTTGTCTATTCACTAGTGCACTCACACTTTTATCCATTTACCAGTGCACTCACACTTTTGTCTATTCACCAGTGCACTCACACTTTTATCTATTCACTACTGTGTCACTGTTTTATCCATTTTACCAGCCACAGGAATAAAAATGTTTATTTCTCTCTTTCGGTCACCAGTGCACCTACACTTTTACCCATTCTACCAGTGCACGTATGTGTATGTGTACGTGCACGTAGGCCACCGTGCCACCGTGTATAGGCCAGCGCCGGGGCGGAGAGGTACCACCCGCGCCCGTGGCACATGCGCCAGCTATGATAGTGGCGCACAGTAGCTCCCGTGCCACGGTGGTACCTCTCTGTGGCGTGTACACCATCCACAAGAATAAATATTTTTATTCTTCTCTTTCGGTCACTGTCACACTTTTAAAGATTCTTTTTAATAATATACTTATTATACTATTCTATATAATATACCGTACAATGGTTTCACTGTGTCACCGTTTCATAAATATCCTACCCACCCGTTGTCGTATAGGTATACGTATAACGGCGTCACCGTGACCATGACCGATCATTGTTAAAGGTGTCCTGTGCCCTTGTCGTCTCACACGACTATGACAGCGCGTCCCAGTGACACGGTGACAGTTTTAGCCAAGACTTTTTTGGAAAGAGGAAACCGGGTGCGCGTGCGTAGCAAGCCGCGTGCCAAGAACCATGCACGGGGCGCATGGTTGATTTGTAAAGAGAACAATTGACGGGTCAAGAGACACGTGGTATAGTAAGTCATCGATCGAGAGGCGATCGACCAACAAAGGACACCGACAATGACCAAGATTCATCACGCCACTATCAAGCGCGCCGCCCAGTACAACATTTCCCTTACGGCAACCGACACTGGTATGTTTTCGGCAGACAATGGCAAAATCGCCATGATCAACGAAGACCCCAAAGTCGCCTTGAACCATGCAATCCTGCAACAGCGTTTCGGTGCCGAATACCCGGTCGTCGAAATCGCCTTTGGAAGCACCTACGTTACACAGGGTGACGAGGAGGTTACTTTGTTTTACTTTGACGAACACGATTTCGACGTGGACGACGTGTTCGTCGGCACACTGGAAGCAGCACAGGACGAAGGCATCGACCTTGAGGGCGAAAGCACCGACGATGACGGCGAAGCTAAGTCCGGTGGTAATGTAGTTTCAGCCCGCTACCAGCAGTTGTACAAGGAACGTGGCAACCCCGCCCATTGTGGCGATTGGCTCGCCAAGCAGCTGGAACAGCAATTCGACAAGGTAGTCGACAGCAAGCTTTCGTTCGACTGGGAAGCTTTTGAGGCGATGATGGTCGCCAACGAATGTCCGATGGTCGGCAAGTGGACCAAGCTTCCCGAGAGCGGGCAGAAGGGCTGGGTTGGGCGTTACCGGATGAATGGGCGACTGGTGCTTGAGAAGATTGTGGCAGCACGTGGAACGCTGATCCTTAAGGGGGTTACGATCGAGGTTCCCGAGGAAGAGCTGGCTGTGCTGAAAGCAAAGCACCCGACGAAGGAAGAAATCAAGGCACGCAAGCAAGCCGCAAAGGAACTGGCGAAAGCAAATAAGGAAGCCGCGAAAGAAGCCTAAAACGCAGACCCAATAGCCCCCTTCCCTGAAACGGGAAGGGGGCATAATTATATATAATAATATATAATAGTGGTATTAGTATACGCGAACGCACGCCGTCGTGCGCGGCTATTCGCGACGGGGTACAACCGTTAGTTGTGCACACCGGGGGGGTCGGTTGCAACGGTTGGTACGCAGACACTGTTGCCAGTATACCACGGAGAGAAGCCTGCGACAAGGTATCTGGACGCAGGGCAGGGTTGCACCGGACGCATGGTTCGGATACTTGACAAAGGGGCAACGGCGTGCGTGTGTGTTGCAACCGAAAGTTGCGAACCGGTCCATGGTTGGACTCCGGGTCTGCGTTGCTGTGGGGACCGTACGACAACTTTACCACGAAGAGCGCTGCTTGTCAAGTGCCCGAACTATGCACGGAACGCATGGTAGATTTGCAGAAGACGCAATTGACAAGCAGAGTGCGCCGTGGTATAGTGGGGAATCGAAACAAAGGAGACCGACAATGGAGACGAAGAAAATCTGGGCCGCTTCCTACTGGTATGCAGAGGGCGATTACGGAACGAGATCGGAGACCTGCCTATTCTACGACCAAGAACAGGCGCAGGCTTGGGTAGAACAGCAGCTCAGGGGTCTACACGAAGACGAAGACGAAACTCTGGTTCTTAGCTGGTGCAACGAAGGCCAGAACAAGTGGTGCGCCGGGGAGACGTTCGCATATGGCGAAGACCAAGGTGGCCTTGGTGGACAGGCCTACGAATACCAAGGAGCCGTCGAGATAGCTACCTTCGGCTAAGAAGGACCCAGCGCCGGGGCACAACCCCGGCGCAAGCTTGTGCAACTCGCAGTTGCAACTAGGTCCATCCCTCGCCTCCGGCTCCTCCTTTCGTCCTTGGAGCGTACGACAACTTTACCACGGAAGAAGCTGGTTGTCAAGTGCCCGAACTATGCACGGAACGCATGGTAGATTTGCGTACGAGACAATTGACAGCGCCTATCACCCGTGGTAAGATGGGTAATCGAAACAAAGGAGAAGACCAATGGCCAAGGTAATTGAGTTTGTATCATTCACTGTTTTCATCGCATCGGCAATCTTTGGCATCGGTCTCACTGAGTAGCGTGTGCCACGTGCGTACGTGCATGGGCCAGCGCCGGGGCGGAGAGGTACTGCCCGCTCCCGTGGCGCTGGTACCAGCTATGATAGTGGCTGGCCGTATGCCCCGTGCCACGGTGGTACCTCTACGTAGGTACACAAATATAACTTGACACAGTGCGTCCGTTGTGATATGATCCCTAGTCAACAAAGGAGACCCCTAATAACCAAGACAATTGCATTTACCGTTTACACAGAAAAAACCAACGGTAAATATAATGTTTCTATGGATGTTCAAGTATTTGGTAATACCCGTAAAGAAGCTTTATCTAATCCACGTTCTCTTTTAATATCAGTAGAAGAGGTAAGTGATGGTGATAAAGATGAACAGTACATTTCCGCTATATGTATTAAGAAAATACATAGTGTTCTACGTGTTGGTATGAATGTGGAGACGTCATACGGTGTTGCATCAGTTTGTATAACTAACGCAGACAATTAATACTAACAATTTTGGTCACGGGGTGATTGACACGCCCCGTGACCTGTGGTATAGTAGGTAATTAACAAAGGAGCCTACCGACATGACACCGCAACGGATTTTCGATCACATCGTATCCCATTTTCGTGGAATGGAAAGCCGCGCTGGTTTTCAGACCACTAATTGCTTCCAGTGTTCCTACCTCGATGACAAAAATCATATGTGTGCGGTTGGTTCACTGTTTCCACTTCTCAACCTGCCTAAGGGAGTAATGGCATAGATGCAAATGTTTGGTGGTGGTGTTTTAGACTTATCAAGAAAATTTGAGGATTATCTCCCTAAATGGTTCACATCTAATAATAAACTGTTGAATGATTTACAGGTTATTCATGATTGTGGTGAACACTGGGGTAAAAACGGTTTTAATAGTGGGGGAGAAATGCGTCCCAAAATGACCGCAAATCACTATAGCCTTGTTTACACTCCTAAGTAGTTAGTTTTGTCTCTCGTGTCATTGACACGATGCGCTCACTGTGGTATGATATCCAATCAAGGAAGGATAACCGACATGACCGCTACAGCCAAAGTTAAGAACTACAGGTTTCCTAAGTCGTGGCGTGAGCAACACGTCAAGGCATCACAGCCTGATCTTTACGATCTTGGTATGAGAATTAAGAATGGTAAAGCCACAGTGGCCCAGATTGCCAGTGCCACTGGGTTGAGTACTGACACAATCCGCAAGATTTCTAATTTCGATCATGGTGGTTGCCCGTGGCATTCCACTATTGTAATCCTTAACAAATTCTTTGCAGGTGTCAAATGACTGACCTTACACCGTCCGCTGGGAAATCATTGGAAAAATTATCTGACCAATGTGAATGTTTGGTTTCATGTAGTAGTTGTGAATTAATTATAAATACTTCTGACTGTGCCAACGGTAGATGTAGTCACTGTGGCACTATTGTATCACAGTTGTCGCACACAAGTGACTACTTGATGCCGATCAATGATTTAACATTTAGTTATATTAATGATTCACGTGTTGAATTGGCCGTTAAAGCTGAACGTGAACGTTGTGCCACTGTGGCACGGGATCGCCATCTATTTTGGCACAGTAAGCCAGCAGAACACGAGGTAAAGTGCGACGTGACTGCTTGTGAAGACATCGCTAATGAAATCTTGAAAGGTGACGCATGAAATACTACATTCATATTAAGGGTAATGAGAAAAAATACTACAGTGCCACAATATCACAGGCAGCTAAAAATCGATGGGTTTGGCACGTGGATGACGTATTTATACGTAAGAATGGTATAAGTAAATCATACAATGCCGCATTAAATAATGTTCATGTAATTTTGAAGCGTAAAATCACGGTGTACCACTATGTTTAATTTCCTACTTTTGATTTTCGTACTCTGGGTCACTGTCAGACTCATTAAAGTTGTCATTGCAACTCCGGAAAGACGTACAAAACGGATGACTGCTGCCAAGGATGACTACGCGCAACGAATGTACGGTTGCAACTACGACGAGCTACCTAAATGATCGACCCAACTGGTAAAACGAAACAAGAAATTTTCGACTTAATGGTTGAAAATATGTTTCAAGGTCGTGTTTTTTATTTCGACAAATACGGCGCTATGCAATTCCCATATTTTGATGAAGATACGGAACGTTATAACCCAGTAGGACAGTTTCTTACCGAGTATGACCCATTACACGAAGCTAAGTGTTCAGTATACGGGCTTACTGTGTTAATGGAAGACATGAAACATCCTTATACTAGATCGTTTAAACGTCACTGTGGAATCATGACAAATGTTATGAGCCTTTACTATAATGACACTCTGTGGAATGGTAGAACCTTTACAGGGTGGAACGTTTTAAGAATACTAGCTAAAAACGAAAACGTGGTGATAAAGGAAATCTAGGTATGTCTAAACTTAATCATTACACGGCTAGTTATATACGTAATGAATACGTAACTAATCCAGTTACGTACGAATGTCTAGCAGAAAAGTATAAAGTTAGTAAAGTTTCCATTCATCGTGTACTAGTTAATATTTCATACTACGATCCTGATTACAAACCAGTTAGACAATGTACAATTTCACCTAAACAACGGGTAATTCTTCTTCCTCTTTCGGACAGGCCTAAATTTAAACGGCGGGAAATTATAAACAAAAACACATTTTATTCTATGTTGTATAAGGGATTAATTGAGTTGGTTACTAAATCGACAATTGGTATACAATCCCGTGATACTTATCGTGTAACCAATAAGGCAAAGGTACTTTTGGATAGACCAGAGGTGCTACCTACTACCTACGTACGTGCGCGCACCCCGGTATAGGCCAGCGCCGGGGCGGAGAGGTACTGCCCGCGCCTGTGGCACAGGTGCCAGCTACTACCATAGCCCAGTGCCACCAGCGCCAGCCCGTAGTACCTCCCTGTAGAGTCATCAACTACATTACATATTCATACTTTTACGTATGAGACAGTGGCCCTCTGTTTATAAAACGGATTCTAAATACCTTGACAGAGGACACTACGTATGTTAACATACGTACCATGATATCCGAAACAGTGGACCTAGCAAAGTTTCTAGACCCCATTAAGGCGGGTCATGGTTCTTACTGTGCCCACGATGACGATGGAAAAAATTGGGTAGTAGTACGGATAATGTCCGGCTCCCTGTCTTACGCTTTACAGCCTTGTTTGTCTTCCTATTTCGATGTTTATTTTGAGCCTTGCGTTGCAAAGATACGTAATAATAAACCGGTTATTAACCCGGTGACGAAAGAGCCAGTGTATAAGCCCGTTATTCCGGGCTATGCTTTTGTAAAGTTTAATGATAAAGCCTATTCTGCGACTTGCCCCCGCTCCTTTAAAGTAATGCGTATGGCAAATTCAGAGGAACCGTCGATTGTTCGTTTCGATCAGGTTCTTCGTTTGCGCGATTTACTAATGGCTTCTATTACTCCTTCTGTTAAAAAAGAAAAGTCTAAACCAATACGTGAATACAATATTGGCGACTTTATCACAGTGGCCAATATTAGCGGGAAAATCGTTAAGATGGACCCCGATTCACTGTCAGTCGATCTCACTAACCCTATTTTCGGTCTTAAGACTGCCACAGTCGATTTACGTGGCTTGATTTAAGAAGGTACGCTTGTCGGCCTTCACCTTTGGGGCGACTGTTTTAACCCCCTTGGAGGTTTATGTGTTAAAAAAGATCGAAATAGACCCGTTAGACGTAGAGCCTTATCGGTTTGAACAATACGATTTTAAGTATTGTCCCACTAGGCTTGACAATAAAGCTCCACTTGACGTTTTTTCGGTTGCTGCTGCTGTACATGTTACACGCGGTAAACTTAACAAAATGACAGAATTACTTGGAAAACGCCGTGGTGTCATTCATGACTTCATCTTTTCCAATTTCAACCTTTTGCAGTTCTATCGTGACGTACTCGATTCTGAGGCGGAAGAACTTCGTGAAGAACTTAGAAATATTGCCATGTCAAGTATGGCAAATTACTATACCACAGACGAAGAAGGTCAACCGGTTTTGACCTTGCCGGAAATGGACGATCCTGAATTTCGAGCAAAGATGTCAGCGATTTCCAAATTGACCACTGAGGATTTTGAAGGTGGTCGCCGTGGTTTGGGTAAACGAGTAAAATTTGAACTTTATCCGAAGCTGTCAGCTATCCAAGCTCTTCTCGGTGAACGTTCTAAACAACACGTTGAAATTGATAGTGCCGAATCCCCAGTAAGTGGCGATTCTAACATTTCTCTTTCGTTCAAGATTACCACTGTGGCAAGCGGTAGATTCATTCCTGCTCCGGTGGAACAAATTAGTAATAATCGCGTAATTGAAGTAGATTACGCAGAGGAACCAAATAATGGCTAATCCTACTTCATGCTCCCCGGCGTGCGAACCTAATGTTGCCACTGATATTCCCGGTGCGATTTTGGAAATTGTGCCTACTTGCCCGGATTGCCCTCCTCCGACCAATACTGTTTCGGGTGTTGACTGTGATGGGGTTGTTGTTTCGGTCACTGGGGCTGGAGTGGTACAGACGGTACCGAACCCTAATACGGTTCAGTTGGTAAAAATTTGTGCGCCGGACGCAGAATATGACCATGTTTGGCTTTGTGATCCGACCACTGGAGACAGAATCAACGTTGTTACTACTTACAGTCTTACAGGTATTCCGTCTAGTGTAGCTTATACAGTGACCGGGGGCACATGGAGTGGGTCAATTGCCTCACTTGTCGTATGTCCTGACAGCGACGTCGAGAGTGATTTCGTCCTTATGTGCGACGGTGGAACAACGTTCCTTCGTTGGGTAATTAAAAAGGATGGTGTGCCTACAGGTGTAGTGTTTGACACTGACTTGTCGTCGGCCCCATATACGGTAGTTAGTGCCCCCACTGTGGGCGAGTGCGCGCTGTCTAAGCTGCGCATCTACCTTGAGCGCAACGTCGGCGTCGTCTCCATTTCGGACATCGTTGCGGCCACTGGGTCCGACAAAATTCTCTCCGTGACGGTAAAGCAGATCGCGGCCACCGGGTCTGTTACTGCAGACAGCGGGTCTGGCGTTCCGCTCAGCGTCGGAGAAACATGGTCGTGGTCTGCCGTGTCAAACGGCAACACCGACACGTTCTTTGGCTCGGTGCTCACTATGGATAGTGGCGGCGGCGAGCAGCGTATCACTGCAACCTACATCTAAGGAACTACATACATGTCGATCACCAACGGCTCGTTTACCGCCCCCATCCCGCCCGATCTGACCAAAGAGCATGCAGCGTTCATCGCAGCCATTGCAGCTGGCGCTGGCGTGGCTCAGGTTGTCAACCCGGCGCAGCCGCAGCAGGGCTTCACTGCGTACAACGTCTCCAACAACTGGTTTCGTGGCGCACTATAAACGTTAGCCAGCTGATAGGCTATGTTAACGCTGTTCTTAGATAATATTACACACGGGGCGTAATACTGAAAATGAACGACGCAACAAATAAGGCTATGGAGCCTTATTCTAGTTTTATCTCTAAGGCTTTAGACCATACTCCTTCTTTCGTTGTAGGTTTTGTTGGTGCTTTTCTTGGTATAGCCATTGCTATTGTTACCGTGCTTAAACTTGGTGGTTTGGACGTTCCATTTAACAGAATTGTGAATGCGTACGCTGCCAGTATAGAAGCATCGCTTACTAAGATTGAAAAATCCACTGACATTGTACCACTAATAAACGATAAGTTGGGTGTAATACAAACCTCTGTAGAATCACTTAATAAACGAATGGACCGTATTGATAGTATAGACGTGGAACAAAATCGTAAGATTATTGAACACGAAGGTCGTATCACTACAACCGAAGTCCAACTACGTAGATTAGGGGGTCTTCAATGATCCAAATTGATAAAAAAGTTGGTTTGTGGGCTGTTCTAAGTTTTATAGTAACTCTTGCTACAGCATGGGGTACTTTACGTAGTGAAGTCTCAGCACAATCCATTCGTATAAAAGAAATATCAGATATTGCTAATATATCACACACAAAAGTACAACTACACGAAGTTTCATCTGCGCGTTTGTCTGAAAAATCCTCGGCCATTGAAGATAAATTAAACCGTCTTATAACATCAGTTGATAAAATAGCTAATAAATTAGACAAAATTAAATAAGTAAGGGAATGTATTATGTCAGAAAAAATGAAGGACCAGCTGCGTCACGTCCTCACCACAATTGGTGGTATTGCAGTTACTAATGGTTATATGTCGGATGCGTCGGTTCAGTTGTGGGCTGGTGTTGTTGCTACTGTTATGGGTTTTGTTTGGTCTTGGTTCTCCAAGAAACCCGAATAAAGTACACACTGTGGTGGAGAGAACCCCATGCAAAAAATAGTAGATAAATTTTTTACGTGGGGTTCTAACACAGTTACCCCGAATTGGTGCCAAACAGAATATCATTGGACTAGTAGAATTACTAGTTTTATGTGGACTGATTGCCCGTGTTGTTTAATGTTTCGTGGTATAATTATTGGTGCTTTTTTCGGCGCTCTAGTCGTGGCACTTACGTTGGTAATCCTGAGCAAGGGGATTTAACATGTTGGAATTTTTTCTGATGTCGACTACTTCATGGTATGCATTACAGGCTGGTATTTCAGCTAATGCTCGTGCTAAGAAGGGGTACTAAAAATGGGCTGTGGTTGCGGTAAGTCATTTGGTAGCAGTGCCACTAATGTGGTCAAGCCTTCAAATGCACCAGTCAATGGCGGTGTCACTGTGGTGAAGGTATCAAATACCGTTACCACTGGTCAGTCACCACCCCAGACGCCGGTTGCACGAAAAGTAGTGTAGGTGTCCTGTGTCCGAGCAAGAACAGGTATCCGAAGGACACAAGGAACTTTTCATAGGTGAAAAGTTCCTAAAGTTGTTTGAACCTTTTTCGTACAAGGCTATTTATGGTGGTCGTGGTTCAGCAAAATCCCATACTGTAGCCACTATTCTTGTTGTGATGACGTCTGAAAAATGTTTACGCGTTGTGTGCGCCAGACAGTTTCAGGCGTCGATTAAAGATTCGGTTAAGGAACTTCTTGAGCAGAAAATTAAATCACTTGGTTTGTCTGCTCAATTTAAGTCCACACGTACCGAAATTATAAATATAAAGACTGGTTCTAGGTTTTCGTTCATCGGTTTGGATATCAACCCACAATCAGCAAAATCTTTGGAAGGCGCTGATATTTGTTGGGTTGAAGAAGCAGCAACTATTAATTCTATTTCTCTCGAAATCTTGCTGCCCACCATTCGCAAGCCCGGTGCAGAAGTTTGGTTTACGTGGAACCCAGATCAGAGCACTGATCCAGTTGACGCAATGTTTAGGGGTAAGAATGGACCCCCACCGAATAGCTTAGTAATAAAAGTTGGTATAGAAGACAACCCATTCTTCTATCAAACTAATATGCCGGAAAAAGCTTCTCATATGAAGCATGGCAATCCAACTAGGTATAAGCATATTTGGGAAGGTGAATATGATGAGGGTTACGAAACTAAAATTTTTAGTAACGTAATAATATCTGATATCGACGTACCACTAAGTATTGCCCCACGATATGGTATGGATTTCGGATTTGGTCAAGACCCTTCATTTATTACAAAAGTATACGTATGGGAATCAAAGAGAGTTATTTATATAGCTAAAGAAGCCTATGGTTGTGTACCTCTTTCTTCCTTACCAGCACTAATGGAATCAGTAGTAGATAGTAGTTCTGACTTAATTAAAGCTGATAGTTCTCAACCGGGTACTATCGACCATTTAAATTCGCAAGGGTTTAATTTACATGGTGCTAAAAAAGGTCCGGGTTCTGTTAAATCTGGTATCACTTGGTTGCAAGGTTATACAATTTACATAAGCCCATCATGTCCCGGCATACGAGAAGAAGCAAGGCTTTATTCTTGGCAAGTTGATAGAATGACGAAAAAGAAACTGTCGGTTCCAGTTGATGCCCATAACCATGGTTGGGATTCAATTAGGTATGCTACAGAAGACTGCCAGACCATACCAGATGACGATGATGCTGATTCTGGTGTGTTAACATTAAGGTTTGGAAGATGAGTTTGTTTGATGTAATTCTAAAGGCTATGCCGAATAGGAAGCCTTCGGAGGCTCCAATAAATCCGTCTATGTCGTGGTCGGGTAACAAAACTAGTATAATCACATACAATAGTATGGTTGCTGCCGAAATGGCATTGCAACACCCAGTAATTTTCCGGTGTCTAAATAAAATTGCTACATCGGTTTCTACTGTAAGTTGGGAATGCGTACCTGTTGATGATGTTCCTGCGTCCGAAAGAGCGACAGCAACTACAATTAAAAATATCAACAACGTATTGAGAAGTCCAAACGACATTCTTTCGGCTACCCAACTTAAGTATTGGATGGGACTTAATTACGCCGTGTATGGACGCGTTCCATTTTTAGTTGGCGTATCATCTGATAAGTCTGTAAACGCAGTTCACGCCTTAGACACTAAGTATGTTAAGGTGATTACGTCCGAAAGAGGTTTTGCCACTCATTATGAGTATGGCAATGCCTCGGACGGTGCGCAGGGCGGAAAGGTATATCCTACTCGCAGGACAGCAGAGCGGGGTACTGGTACGTCGTCCTATGTACACGAGGTTTTCACTCCTAACCTGACTGGTATTGCTTCTGACTGTAGGTCACTGGCCCCACTTTCGGCAGCTGGCCTTCCAGCCGCTATTATTACCCTGCTTCTTAAGCGTGGTATCGACACTGCTTCGGGTCATCCAAACTCTAAGTATGTGATCGTTGCCGAAAAAACGTTGACTAAGGATCAGAAAAAGAACCTTGAAAGTTACATAGCTGGTAGTTCAGTAGAAAGTGGCGATTCCGGTCACGCGTTGTTCCTGTATAACACTAAAATTGATGTACACGAACTCCCCTCTGATCTTTCGGACTTACATACCAAAATGCCTATGGATGACATGTCCAGAATGATCTATGGTCTTTTCGGCATCCCATCTTCGTTGATGGGTATTAGTTCAGCGGACGGCGCTAAATTTGCTGGTAACTACGTAGAATCAAGGCGTTCCTTTTGGGAAGACACTATCATACCAAACTATCTAAGTCCGATAGCTGACGGCCTGACAGACGCTATCTGCCCAAGTGGATGTAGGATTGAGTTTGATATTGACAGTATCCCAGCCTTACAGGAAGTTCGTTCCAGTACAGCAGAACGTGTTTCAAAAGTTACGTTTTTAACGGATGATGAAAAACGTGAGTTGTGTGGTTTTCCAAAAATGACCGAAGAGCAGCGGTTACTTATTAATAGTGGAAGTAAAGATGAAAAAGCTAATTAAGGGTGATTTCATAACGAAGGATATGGTTACAGCAGGCGATAAGGCTGTTGTTACTTTGTCCTTCAATAAAGCTTCCGACATCGAATTAAAGGCATTAGGTGATGTGCCTGAAGGTTACGTTGCCGGTTGGGCTTCTACTTCTGATGTCGACTTTCACGGTCATATGGTTAAAGCTGGTGCATTCCTAGACAGCATTAAAGATCGCGGGTTAACTGGTCCACGATCAATTAAATTACTACATGGACATGATTGGAATAATGTCTGTGGTGTAATAAAGGTACTTGAATATCGTCAGGGTAAGCTTTGGATTGAAGCGCAGATTGATCTTCGTATTAGTTATGCACGTGATCTTTGGTATTCGGCTGATGTTTCTGGTGGCCTTTCATTTTCGGTCGGTTTTGCTGTACAGGAATACATTGTACATAATGCTGATGAAAAAGATGGGAAGGAAGAGTGGTTTGAAATTACTAAGGGAGACCTTATGGAAGTTTCAATCACTCCGTTCCCTGCCAACGAAAAGGCGGTAATGACAATAGTTAAGGATGACTCAGAACTTCCTAAAACTGTTGCTGAATTTGAGAAGCTGTTAATAAACTCGGGGTTAGTAAAATCCCGTAATGATGCATCGCGTATTGTTGTTGCAATCAAAAAGTCTATAAGGCTTTTCGTGAAGAAAGAAGAACCGACACCGCCCATGTTGGCATTGTCACATTTGAATGAACTGTCCACTAAAATGGCAGAGCTTTTAGAAGCAGCCAAGTCAAACTAACAAGGAATCGTTATGAATACTTTTCGTAAAATTTTCATTGGCATGTACGTTACGAAGGACGCTGCTGGACAGAAGCAGATTGAGGATACCCTCGCTTTGCTCTCCAAGCAGGTTGGCGACATCACTGATCTGGTTAAGAAGTCGAAAGATGATCAGGACGCTAAGTATCGCGAACTGACCAATGAATTTGGTGGCGTCAAGGCTTCTACCGAGGAGCAGAAGGCCACTGTTGCACAGAAGTCGGCTGAGTATGCTGAACTTGTCAACAAGCATAACACGTTGGTGGCTACGCTCGATTCCCTTAAAAAGGAAATGGATGCACCGATCCTTAAGGGTGGTAATGATCGTAAGGATCGTGAAACCGAACTGGCAATTGAGTTGCAGCGTCGTGTTTTCGTCAACAAGGGTGTTGGTGAGGCAGAAGACTTCAAGCCGGATACCAGTAATCTGGTTGATGTTTCGGCCTACCGTGGTGCTGTTCGCAAGATGATGCAGGTTGGCCTTGTCACCAAGGATCAGGCTGTTCGTAGTCTTTCGGACATTGAGCGTAAGGCGTTTGACGCTGCCTCTCTCGATCAGGGCTTCTTCCTGCCGGAGATGCTTGGTATCGAAGTTGACTGTAACATCATTTGCTCCTCTCTTGAGGACCTTTACGCTAACGTTAACGTTTCCAAGTCCACGTTCCGTTATCCTAAGATTAATGATTATGGTGATCTGGGTTCGTATCAGTGTGATGCCAAGTGTGATGCTGAACTTGGTCCAGAGGGTAATCTGCAGTGGCTCGAAGGTCGTACTTTCGACTTCCGTGGCGTGTTCTGCTTCCAGAAGAAGGTTCTGCAGGAAGCCAACTACAACCTGCTCGACTTCATGATGCGTGCTGCTGCCCGTTCGCACCGTATCAACCGTAACCGCGTCCTTATTTCGGGCGATGGTGTCAATGAGCCGTTGGGCTGGGCACGTAACGACTGCTTCACGAAGCTTAAGACTAACACTCTCAAGTTTGACCATCAGTGGTTCCGTCGTTTCATGTCGTCGGCCCCCGTGGAGTATGGTAACGTTGTTGCCACCATGCATCAGAATGTTTTCGCTTATCTGGCATCGGCTGTTGACAACAACGGTCGTTTCATTTTCGGTGATGGTCAGATGACCTTCTCGCCGGATGACACCAGCGAGCGTATCCGCATTTCGAACTGCCTGCCTGACGCAACGGCTGGTGGTACGCGTGGTTCGACGGCTTCCCCCTTCGTCGCTGGTGATTTCCTCGTCGCTGCCGGTAACTGGGAGAAGGCTTACACGAGCGTCTCCAAGAAGCCCCTGTTTATGGAACAGTGGATGGGTCAGACAACCGCTTGGTGCGTCAAGTACCAGTTCGGCGCAGAGGATGGTGGTTTCGTCACTTGCTGCCCTGCTGCCCGTATCCTCACGGTTGGTGCATAATTAACAGTGGGAAGGTAGCTCCTTCCCACTACTTATTTAAATTTTAAGGAGAATTCCCTTGAACCACAATGTTGGAATTAGTTCTAACGGCGTCATTGCTCTTATCAATGGTGTCGCACCGGCTACCCCTCGTTCGCTTAAAAAGTGGACTCGTTTCGGTTGGGTTGTCGAAGTTCACACTGCAATTGCCACGAATGCAGTGTTTAAGGTTCAGTTTGCACCACCTAGTGCAGCTGATCCGTGTATTCCCGGCGTGTTTGTAGATGCCCTTGACGTTCCGATCTGCGCTGTTTCACCAGTTGTTGGTGCCCTAGCAGAGTTTACGATCCCGGCTGGAACTGCTGTTGGTTCTAATTGTGCTGTTACTATTAATTGCCGCGCCAATGAATTCGTTCGTTTGGTTGCTGTTTCTGGTGATACGGCCAATGTTAACGCAGTGTTGGTCCGTACGGGTCCCACTGCCTAATGCGTGTCGGCATTTATACAAAGTCAGTTTCTGCAGGTGATAAGGTAATTATTACCTGCAGAATAACTGATACGTGTAAATACGCTAGGTTCTATTTATTTTCATCTACCAGTGGTGATGAATTTTCTCCACATTCTTTCGCATTTAATCCAAACAATGTTTCGGCAACACCCGTGATGTACGGGGTTGTTTCAAAAATGGTACACACTAATAAACCATTTGGTTTAATTAGGTTTACTGCTGAACATGATATGGTTTTAAAAGTTATGCAGGAGAAGGACCTTATCAAAGACCCAAACGCCGTAGCAAGGATTTATATTTATGGAAAAGCTTACAAAACGCGCCGATGGTTTCTACGAAACATCGTCAGGAGAACTGGCCGTTTCTTCCCCCGTTTTTTCGTCGGGAACAAACGGGAAGGTAAAATGGTTCGAATTTAAGACGCACATGTTTTCGGACACAATACGTGTTGAGTGGCCTGTTGGTCTTAAGTTTATCGTTATACCGGCTGATATCGCGATTTCTATGCTACGTAATGGATTTGTTAATAGCGTTGATGAAGACGCTATTAGTGAACACAATGATCATATTCTTAGTACCCCTCTTCAACACGTGGTTGAAAGCAAGGGTACTGACAATCTGAATATGATTGTAGCTGATCAAACCGAACCGGACAAGATTGAACCGGACATGATTGAACCGGTCAAGATTGAACCGGTCAAGATTGAACCGGTCAAGACCGAACCGGACAAGATTGAACCGGTCAAGACCGAACCGGACAAGATTGAACCGGTCAAGACCGAACCGGTCAAGACTGTAACTGATTCTAAATCCAAGTGATTTAGTTTTGGGTAAAATCACTTCCCGTTGGCAAGGCGACCAACAAATAGTGATAAAACCTACAGGAGAATGTCATGGGTCAGGTTGTTTGTAATACCGCGTGTGCGGCTAATGTGGCCGTTGCTCTTGTCTCGATGCCTTGCTACGTTTGTAGCTAAGTGTATTAATAACATAGAGGGGGTTGGCGTATAGTCCTTCCCCCTCCAATTTATTTAACATGTTAAGGGTGCTGCCCCAATGATTAATTTTGATGTTGATGCCCGTGATGGTGCAAATGGTAGCGCTTGTAATACATGTTGCTGCAAAAATATCACCATCAAGCCGGGTGAGACTAACAAGATAAATATAAACTACGCCCCTTGGAGTGTTCCAATTGGTGGACGTGGTTTATCTAATAACACACAGTTTACTTTTGATAAGATTCATTCAGTAGAGCTGTCCAATTCTGGTAATACAGCTCCTGTTTTTTCTTCCGACGGTTTTGATGTTGTAGTCGGAAATGAAAATACTGTTATTTCGTACCCAGTTAATACCAACGTAGTTGACACCACTTTACCTGCTGATGTTATTTCGTACAAAATTATAGGTGGTGGTGAACACGGTAATATGCAAATTACCACTGCTGGTGTATTAACATACACCCCGTTTCCTGGATATTCTGGTTATGATAGGGTTTTTGTTTCTGTTTCGGACGGGGTTAATAAACCAGTAGTTGCTGAAATAGCCATTGTTGTTCAGCCAACGTTACCCACGCTACCTTTGCCAATTAATATGGTTAAATCTGACCCGGTTCTCGTTAGTAGTTTTCGTAAAAGTATTAACGTAAGTTGGCATCAGATGACATTTCCTTTAACAGCCAATTTCAATGCCATTCCGGGTGAAATATACCGGTTGACTGTTCGACAGCAGGCTTTAGATTGTGATTGTAATTCTTATTGGCACATGTCATGTTATGACATAACAGTTGGTAGTTGCTAATGAACATTGTTGCCCCATCCATTACAAGTGAAATAACTGGTGGTGTTGATCCCCGTATTCCACATATGGGTGAAACAGTTTTTGACGCTACTAATATTTTGTCTATTGACCAAGTAAGAATTCATTGTAAGATAGAAGACGTACCTTCAGTTACTGATTCTCAAATTATAATGTATATAAAATCGGCTATTGAAGTAGCCGAAAAATACTTAGGTTGGTATATTGGTTCTGTAAAACAGCATGTTGAGACGGTGCCAGAATATGATCCAATGATTGGGTCTATAAGGGCATCATTATATGCAAATGAATTTAGCCATTCATTTAGACCGTTTATTAACATGGAATTAAAATACCCAACATACGACGGTGTTGTTTACATTTTCGGTTATGTTGATGGAAGTGCTCCCAAACTATTGCGTGTAACACCGGGCAGTACTAGGATAAAAATACCCAGCCATTTAGCCCCCCAAAACATTGCTGACTGTTGTAGGCCGTGCGGTAATGATGGTCAATCCGGTATCAGAGTAGCTTATAGGGCTGGCTTCAAATGTGTTGATGACATACCTGCTGGTGTAATAGTCGGTATGTTAAAGTTGATTGCTTGGTACATTAGTAATCCGGGTGATGAAATTATGACTGTTCGTAATAGACAGTCAAGATCAGATACTGGTATTATAGGAACTAACAATGCCGCTCTTGTTTCGGGCGCTATTGAACAGTGGCGTATTTACATGATGGAAGCATACTAATGGTCGGGTATATTACACCAACTATAGCAGATTTGATACACAAAGTTGCTCTGTGTTCTATGAATGACGTCGTAGAACAAAATGGTGTAATGAGTTTAACTAAGGTTGATGCTTTCAGGTGTTGGGCTAGAATAGACCTAATTACCACTTCTTTATTTTCGAAAGACGGATTTTCTGTTGGTGAAAATAAAGAAAAAAGATCACACAGAATCGTAATACGTGGTAGGACTGGTACACTAATATCATCTGCTGCTTGGGTGTATCAAGAAAAACTTAAGTCACAGCCAGTGTGGTACAAAGTTTTAGGTACTGGCGATGTTCATGGGGACGGTAGGTTTACGTTCTTAGACGTGCGCATATTCGAAGTGTCAGATAACGCGTCTAGACCAATGAAGCAAGTACCAAACAATTCGTTTATACCAACTGGTGTTACAAATGTCGACATTTAGGTTTATTCCCTACAGAAATATAAATGTTAGGAATAAACGTAAAGGTGACATACACGAAATCGGAAGAGCAGCGGTAAAGATTTTTAAAGCTGGTGTTCTTAGTGCTCATAGTGGAAGAGTCTACATGTATGGTAGAGCTTCTGCTCCGGGCGAATACCCGGCTGTTAAATCCGGACACACTCTTTCATCCATTAGTTATACTACAGTCGGTGATGATACTCTAATAGTTGGTACTAAATCCCCTGCTTCTGTGTTCCTTAGAAATGGTACACGACGAATGGCCCGTAGAAAAATGTCTGATTCTGCGTTAGAAGAAGCCATAGCTGCTACTGGCATTTCAAATAGAGTATTCTTCACCCATGGCTGATTTTTTAGAAAATATGGCATCAGAAATAAACCGACTTTTTCCAGAAATGGAAGGTCGGTGTTTAGCTGTATCAGAGGTTGAAATAACAAAGGAAAACATGCCAACGCTACCACTTGTTATGGTAGCGTTAGTGCGTGAAACGTCTGAAAACAGTGGTGTGAATACTAATACACAGATTATAATTAATGAAGAATTCTGTGTCGATTTTATCCTAAAACCAATTAAACTCAAGCGTATGGATGGCAGCGATTCCCCTTATTGGGCGTATTACTCCTACACGTCAATACGCGATCGTTTGTTGTCTAATGTGCTTTCTAAGACGTTTGACAACAGAACAATAAAATATAGACACATGAATGTTGAAAGTGACAATTTTTCAGTCACTCTTTCGTTCAGGCTTATTGCCAGTCATCGTTGGTGTCCTGATCCAGAATATGACCCTTCTGACGGAAAACCAGCTATTGTACTTGGTAGGGTTATTCCACCTGCTATTGATTGTTGTGATCCCGGTTGTCCGGAAGTACCATGCGAGGATAGGCTATGTTAATTAGTATAAAGTGTAGAAAAGGTAGGGTGGCTTTTTCGGCTCCGATTAATGGTAATCTGATACCAACTGACAGGTTTGTACCAGTGGAAAAGACCCCCTATATTGACAGGTTGATTAATTTCCACAAAGATGTGGAAGTAGAAGTAACTACTACGGTCGAAAAGAAGACTGCAGCAATTAACAGTGGTAAATAAGGAATTTAATAATGGCTATTGACGCTCTGCGTGACGGCTTTGTTCGTATGTGCTTTGACCCATCGTTGAATGCTACACAGCTTGGATGCCGTGTACTTCTTGAAGGTCAATACTACGATCCGGCCCTCGGTTGTACTGTTACCCCTAATGCCTTAATGCGTGTTACTTCTCCGCGATCGGTTGATTGTCAGTTTGGTAAAGGCTCGGTGCTTGCTGAGTCCATTAAGGTATTCTTCAAAACCTGTGGTGCATCCTCAGGTATTGATCTGTTTGTTATTCCGCGTTCTGATGCTGCTGGATCAGTTAAAGCTGAATACACGATTACGTTTACTGGCACTTCTACAAGCGCTGGCACTATTGATATTTATATGGGTGACTGGGCCTACAATACCAGCACTTATATTCCTGTTGGTGCTACCCCCACCGTTATTGCCGCTGCAGTGGCTGCAAACATTAACAATACATCACTTCCGTTTATTGCTACTGCTGTTGCTGGTGTTGTTACTCTAGTTGCACGTAATGGTGGTACTGTTGGCAACTACCTTAACTGGTCGTTGAACTGGCACGGTCGACTGGATTATTTCCCGGTAGGCGTCACTGCTGCAATGGCACAGACAGTGGTTGGCTCCATTGATCCAGTTGCTGTTGACTATAGCACGCTGCTTGGTGATTGCTGCTATTGTTGCATTGGTGGTCTTTACGGTGACGTTACTTGGCAGACTGGCCTGCGTGATTACATTCGTGAAGTGTGGAATTGTGACAAGCCACAATGCTTTGGTCACGGTTATACATACAACGCGGGTACTCTTGGTCAGATTCTTGCCACTGGCAACAATTCTGCTGAACTCAGCCGCATTGCCGTTTGTAACTCCACCCCAATCTTACCCTATTTACAGGTAGCTGCTTATACCGCTCAATCGTGCTGTACTACTCAGGATAACCCGGAACTTTCTATTCAGGGTCCCGAGTATGGTGTTCTTAATGCAATTAAGTCGCCGCAGTCGTGCACCACGTGCTTCACATACGACGAAATTAAGCAGATTAAGGCCAACGGTTTTGTTGTCACTACCCCTCTTTCGGGCGGGCAGGGTGCACTTACGTCTCCCGTGATTAGTAATGACGTTACTAACTACCTGTATGACGACGAAGGTCGTCCTAACGTTACATTCCGTGATACTAATTCCCGTCGTATGACTGCGAAGGTTGCAACTGAGTTTGCAAACAAACTGCAGGAATTCAATGGTCTTGGTTTGTTTACGGTTAACACGCAGGTTAAAGTTGGCACGAAGGGTACTAACAAGCGTCTTATGCTTGGTGCTATTCGTTCTTGGGCCAAGGATAACATCGGCACACTGTTTTCTGAGTTCGATAACATCGATAAGGATATTTCTGTCCAGACCGATTTTGAGAAATCTCCTAAGTGCCAAGGTGTCCCCGGTAAGATGCACATTAATATGGTGTATCGTCCCCCGATCCGTATTACCGAAATTTCGGCTAATATGCAGCCAAAAATGCTTGATAACTGTAACTAATATTAAGGATATAACACAATGGCTGCTTGCGCCGCACAAGTTGGTGTAAAAAACCTCCTTCTGACGTTCACTGACTGTGATACTAATCAGAAGTACGGACCTTACGCCCATCAGTTGGCTACAGAAGAATTGCCCATGTGGCGTCTTTGTGCTTACAACAATACCGCCCTTCCGGGTGGTTATGTTAAGCGTTCTGTGTCCAATGATGGCGTCGAAATGAACGTTATTCGTGACCTGCGTGTTCCCTTGGCTATGTACCAAGGTTGCGCGGGTGTTGATGTTCAGGTTGAATATCACAATGGCCTCGTCTATTCTGGCGTCGGTGGAACCGGCGTTGGAGAAGAGAAGTCCGACACGCACGAGGTTAAACTTGATCTCGTGTTTCGCGTAATTGATGAACTGCGTCCGGAAGGTCTGCAGATTATCTAATATCTCTATTAGTGTGTAGTATCCTCCCGGTTGCACACTAATTAAGAGTCTCTCTGGTCCGACAGTTCCTTGCTCGGTGTCGGACCAGGGATTGACCTACGAGCAAGGACACAACACGAGCAAGGTGTTAATATAATGATTAAGTTTGATGACAATTATGACATTGGTAACAAAGTTGCTAATGGGTTCGTAGTCCGTTCTATCATGTTCAAAGAGTTTACTTTACTTGTAAGGAGTGCCCTTTCGAAAGTAAATGCTGGACAGCGTTATGATACCGTAATTCAACGTGAACGTATTTCGGCCCAAGTTGAATTTAGTACGACTGATGGTACTACTTATAAGATTACCACTGACGATGTTATGCGTCTTCCGTTGAAGGCCGCTAAAAAAGTAGTGGCCAACATCAGTACTTATGAAGGTGTCGCTGGTTCACTGTTGAATGATCAGGATGGTATCAATAACCCGATCCTGTATAAACTTGGTACACCAATAAAGATTTCCGGCAAGCCTGATATTTCCGAGCTAGAGTTCCAGGCTGCAACTTATGGTGAAATTGAAGATATTCTGTCTGGTGATACTTATATTTTTCAAGCTATTGATCTTATTGAAAAAATAGCCAAGCCAGTTGGAAATGATCTAATGGTACTTCCGTCGTGGGCAATTTCACAGATTACAATGGCTGATGGCGTAACTATTATGGAGAAGGTGCTACCACGTTTTTTGGAATAGCCAAGAAGGTTTCTAAAATCGTGGAAGAATACAGGTACTATTCTAATTCAGCACATGATATTAGAATAGTACCCATTGGTGTACTTTCTGTTAGATTACACAATTTTAGACAAATCCATGAGACAGATGTACGGTTTCGAGCAAAAACGGGTGGGTTAAAAATTGGCTAATTTTACAGAAAAAGCCACGCTTCGTCTTATTGACGAAACTACAGCTAACTCTAAGAAAATCGAAGCTACCCTTAAAAGGTTGACTTCTACGGCTAAAGAGACGCAATCGACGCTCCGTGGCTTAAGTGCCCCGGCGTCGATTGCAAAGTCGTATGATAACGTCACCAAATCTGTAAATGCTTTTAGTAAGGCCTTAAAGAGTGTTGGTTCAGCCAACACATCAATAAAAATTAGTGGTCTTAAAGAATTCAAGACGTTTGCTGAAACTATAAAGAAGTATAAAGACGCCTCACGTGGTCTTCGTACTCTTACGTTGCAAGCACCAAATATATCAGCAGATCGTATATCTCGACTGCGTGACCTGACCACTGCCCTGCGGGCATATGCCCGCGCAGTGGCCTCTCTGCCCCAGAGGGACATGCGCATACCTACCCTAGCTACTACTATAGCTGGTGGCGCTGGTGCCTCTCCCCGCCCGTCTCCGGGCCAGAGAAACACTACTAATCAATTTGCTGGTCGTCATAGTATAGTCCTACCGTCTTCTGCGGTAAATGGATTAAAAAGTGCTATCACGAATGCTATTACTTATGGTTTTGCACAAGCAAGTATTTACACCCTAGCTAATAAGACAGCCGAAGGGTTAAAGCAGAGGGACGTAGCAGAAAACCGTATTAATATGCAGCAATTGTCACCTAGTGACTTTACTGCCGCTAAACGTGCTATCAGCGAAATTACTGTTGAACAAGGTTCTACCAAACTCTTCAATGAGGGCCAAGTTGCTGGTATGTTCTCAGAAGTGTTGCCTATGGTTAAAGGCGACATTAATGCTACTAGGGTTTTAAGTAAAGAATTACTTAGCTTAGCTAAAATGCAAGTTGCAGCTGGTGAAACGTCGCTAAACGCCTACGACAACGCTTTTAATTTTGCTAAGGCTGCTGAACAAACAGGCAAGCTTTCGGACGAAAAAGGTAATTTTTCGGCTTCTAAGGCTACTGAATTTTTTGATGTCCTGCGTGGTGCTTCATCACAGATTGGCCGTGAATTTAGTGGTTCGTTCGTTCGAAATGCTATTAAATACTTGCAAACATCTAAGTCCACATTAGATAATAAGGCTATGGTTGCTAACTTCCTTATGAATGAGGAACTTGGTACACAG